GATATTACCAAATATGCATCTAAATTTGAATTATACTGTGTTTTAAAATAGGCGGTTAATTCAGCCATGGTGTCTGTGGCACCATTGACGTTTGTATTTAATTGCGATGTGGTTGCTATAAATGGCAACATATTGGTAAATGAAATTCCAGTCAAACCAGATAAATTTTCTAAAATAATATCGATTATGTATCTTGTTACATATGAAACATCGGGAAATGGTTTTGACGAAGTATTTGAATATAATTGGAGCAAGTGTTTGTTTCTTGTTAAAATCAATGATGTTATTCTGGGTGTTATTCCAGAATACAATAACCCATTGAGTATAGTCCATGCAGCTTGCATATTGGAAAATGTAAAAACATTTAAGGGTGTCAACACGAACCCAGTTATCAGTGCCGATATAGTTAAGTACCATTGATGCAAACAAAAACTAGTATATGGGTTTTCGGCATTGACTATATAATCACCGGCAACATATCCGCCAGGAATAGTATTTATCAACTGGATGGTTGCTGATATATTCCCAGTTAAAACTGTATTATATATAGAATCAAGAATTCCATATAATCCCGTTGCATTTCGTACACCACCAAAATCAGATAACCAGTATTGTTGTGTACTCAGTGCTAATGCAGTTAATTCGGTTTGTATTGTGAGACTCAAACTGAGATCGCCGGTATATTTGTTATTTACATGATTATTAAGATATGTATTAATATCATTTGATTTGTCAAAAAAGAATTGCGGGGTTGGCGTTAATGTTGCTGTATTGCTTGCCACAGTATATAACCAACTGGAATCAAATTTAATTGTCAGCATAGATTTATGAGAATTATAATAACTTATAGTGAATTGATATAATGCAATAAAATCTTGGAGGTATGTTGTAATGTTATATGCTGATGTGCCAGAAGTTGCTGGATTTCCAAATGATGTCAATCGTATTATATCAAATCCGACATCGCCATTTACCGAATCAAGTGACGGATATATTTCTGTTAAAGACGATGTTGCGGAAATTGTTGGCAATGTATTAATTGGATATGTACTTACAGAAGTATAATATGTATTAGACATTGGGGCATTTGTCATTGTTGTTTTTATTGTAGTAAATAATGAAGTCATGGAATTTCCAAGATAATTTTCGAAATATGAACTGGATAATAACATATTATTAAATAGTCTATTAAATATTTTGAAGAATTTTTTTTGTGTTTGAAACCAAATTGATGAAATAGCATCACTGTATTTTGGGGCAGTTAATGGGCTTAGATTATCCTGTTCGTATGTTTGAAAAGTAGAACTTGTTTCTGGAGCCAATCCCAGTAAAGTAAAACCATTGTTTTTGTAGCTATTAAAATTTGGTATATCTGAATGCAAAATGAAACTGTTTAATATATTTCTGAAAATTCCTTGAAATATCGAAATTGCATTTGCTTTAGTAGTAGCATCCGGTCCCACTAATGCAGTTATAAAATTAGTCATAACTGTATTAAATATTTGATAATATGTTTGTGTTAACCATTCGATGGTCAAATATTTAATCGATCCACCCAAATCTGTTAGTGATCCATCTCCAATATTAAGAGTAGAATATTGTGGTAAAAATGCGTCTGGTCTTAATGAACATGTTAATAAATAGGTTGTTCCGGATGCATATATGCTTTGCATAGAAGCAAAATAAGTATCATTAACAACTTTATATGATGCATCAGTCATTGTCTTGACGAAAATATTAGTAATTATTTTTGCATATATTATATTTTTTGTATTTTGTTTATTGGCATTAGGCACTCCTCCGTCATTTGAGTCTCGGTAGTCAACAGCTGCAATGAAATTATTATATTCTGTAGGTACTCCTAATAAATCAATATTTAGATTGACAAAAATATGTTTAGCATAAATACTCAACGTATCGAACACCATTATTGGTATGTCTTTAGCTACCAAAAATGGAATATAATTCATAAATGCAATTTTTTCAAATACTGTAGTGCTTGGAATTGGGGCGTTCGGGATAAACATAGCCGGATTTGTTGCCACTGATGTGTATGTATTTAAAAGTACACTGCCCGCTGGGAATAATACACGCGCCCACAAACTGTATGTATCAACATAAGAATCATAATTTGTCGATCTTAATTGATCTTGGCATGCTGTTAATAAATTAGTTATTTCGAGTTTTACAGCATCATTAAAAAATTTTTTAACGACGACTCCATTGTCCACTGGTATTGTGATTAAATTATTTAATACATAACTAAAATTATCGTTTAATGCACTTATTGCATTATTTATAATTGGCACAAATGATAACCCTCCACTTGTATTGTAAAGCAATGTCGTCGATGATAATGAATATGTTTTATAGAACGATAAAATGTAACTTGATAAGTGGTCTCGAGTGCCCCTGTATAAAAGGGTCATAATATTTGATAATTGGTTAAAATTATATTGAATATTATTAGTTATATTATATTTAATTGATGTGGCTATCAGCAGTGTTTGTTCTGTTGATGTAATTGTACTATTCAAAATACTAAATTTATTGATATAATCCATGAACGATTTATATATTTTATATGCATCCGTATTTGTGCGCGAGCCGTATGTTACTGGAATTTCAATAATATAAGTGGTTATTAAATCGTACACTGACGAAATGTATGTATTAAAATATAATTCTGTTTGTTGTCCTATATTATTTTTATTAACTATATAATTAACAATGTCTGAATCTATTGTATGATAAAATAAAACTGATTCATTTAATGGAATAAGTGCTGGTGTTAAAGTTGTTAAATTTAAATTAGATACATTAGTACTTGCAGTATTCAACATTATAGCATATGTTGGAATAAATGTTCCGACAACAGGATTCATTAATTTGATGCTTATCATATTATTTAAAAACGTTAAATAATGCAAATACCTGAAATCGTCAGACGTGTACAATTTAAGTGGAATAATTGTAGTTTTGCTTAGTAATCCGCGACTTAATATAGAACCAAACAAAGGAACTGATATGTCAGCATCTAATGTATTTGTGGCAGCATCTGGCGTGGCATTATAAATTAGTGAATCGAAACCGTATGCGAGCAATGCTCCTATTAATATACTATTAATTAAAATATTATTTTTAAATGTTGTTGTATACAACGTTTTATTGACTGTGGTAGATCCTGTACTGTTTGTAGGAATAACATAAATATTATTAGTTGGTAAATATGCATTTGAAAATGGTGACGCTGATGAATACAATGTCATATATTTTCGAAGCATATTATAAATTAAATCCGTCGACAAATTTCTTCCATTTTTTAAACTTGTTGTCAGAGATGTTTTAGTGGTAGCTAAACTACCATCTGCCGCATCAGCTAGATATTGAAAAAAGTTAAATGTGTCTGCTGATACAGATGCGACATTCGACGACAGTATTGTCCCATTCACGAAAAAATTGTAGCTGTTTATTAAAACCAATATTTGGTTATTAATTTGATCTATAATGCTGTATGTAGTTAATACATTTGTATTGTATACTGCCAACGTTACCGTTCCGTCACCATTATTAGGAGTATAATTCCATTGTACTCCATATGAATCTAATAAATTCGCAATATATTTGAATGTTGGTGCATATTTTTTAATGGATATAGTTGGTAAATCGATGACAAAATACATTTTATGTAATAAATCTGCCATGCGTTCAATATTAAAAACCATTTTTGACGAAAAATTACCCCCCATTTTGGGTAGTATTATATCGTCAGAAATAGAAAAATTGGCATGACGTCTGTATACCATTTTAAACATAGTTATTTGTGGATCATCATTTAGATACAAATCGTGTACACCTTTTGCGGCTAATTGAAGTAAACTACCTCCCATATGTTATAGTGTATTTGATAATCTAAACGAGGATAATCTTTAAAACAAAAATACATATTTTTAAACCATATATTTATATGCTAATCCACCTATGCCACCAATAAGTCGTAATACATCATATCTAGTGGCATAAATAGAAAATTTTATTGTTGTCACTATTGTGCTATCATCGTCGCTGTTAGGAACTATTGCCGGATCTATATCAGATGCCAAATATGAAAATATATTTGTATTAAATGTTGCTAACAACACTGTATTTGCTATTCTACTAAAATTGCACGCACATGATGGTTGATGTTCTTCTGGATATAATGCAAATGAATACATATTTATACCATCCGCTGGTGTTCTTGTATGGTGAGAATGCGGTTGTAAATAATTAAAATAATTTTTCCAAAAGTATCAAATCTTGTATAACCATTTAATAGTAACTGTGCACTCACAAGAGGATTATTCGTTCCATCTGCATTGACAGAATAAACAAATGGTAACTTTTTATTTGTCACATCACCATCTAAATACGCAGTTTTTTGCACTATCCAAATAATTTCTTTACACGGGCCTAAAAACTTAAATTAATATTTTGTTCTGCGCTGGATATATCATTTACTGTTAATCTTTGCGTGACTTCTATTAAATATTCATGAGCTGATTGTGCAAATCTCTTTCTTTCTGGGGAATCCAAATATATATAATCAACAAGTAAAGTACCATGTAATACGAATCCCATGTTGTCCCAAATATCTGTCAATGACAATTGTATCAAATCCAATGGATTGCCACTGCCATCGATTGTTGGCAATGCTTCGACATATGCACAGTCGTTTATTTTTTTTAGTTTAATAGTAAGTGATATTGTACTATATTGTAGAGCAATTATTGGAAACGCTAACCCACCTTTTCTGCAAAACCAAAAGGATAATGGTATTGTTAATGTATATGCTGATTTTTCATTTCTATCAAATGTTGTCAATTCCGAAACATTTCCTATTAATTTATTGTATAATTCATTTTGATCGGTGTGACCCGTGAGTTCATACCAAATATTTATCCATTCTGAATAATGCCTATCTATTTTTTCCCCGCCTATATTTACATCTATTCTATCAATTATCGCGTGTCCTAGTTTATCGATCCATGCAAATTTTGCGTAACGCGACACAGACTCTTGATAAAGTGTGTTATATGTATTTACTTTATTAAAATAATATGTTTTAACGCGAACACTAATGGTTATAGCATTCACTACCATGTTATATATCTGCGCTACTGTGAACGAACTGTATGCTGCCGGTATAACCACATTTGTATTTAAAATATAAATAATGTCTGAATTTTGATAAGTGAGCGTAAAATCATTTGAGGTATTGCTGACTGAATTTTCATATGCTTTTGCCGCATTTAATGCGCTGATATAATTTGTTTCAACAGCCCCGACAATTGGCATTGCTGCTAAAATAGCAGTGACATATGCATTGACCGTTTGATTTTGTATATTTCGATTATCTACTGCCACTCTATATCCTTTGCAATTAAGTGTTAAAAAAGTAAGTATATTTTGATAATTATTAACTATTGCTATTTCTGGAGCAGTCAGCGGTAGTGCTAGTGCTGTATTGAGAAATGCAAGTTCGGCATCAGTAAGATCAGCAGTTGTATCTGTTTTTAATAAATGAATGTTTGGAATTTCCAATTGAAGATATGTGTTGCTGAATAAATCGCCCGCTTTTGGAAAATGAATTGTAATTTCTTGATCAAAATTTATATTTCCCAAATCTATTGCAACTGATTCTGCAGAAAAATTAGTATATCTTCTGTATGCTATTTTAAAAAATGTTATTTGCGGGGAACCAGTGAGATACAAATCATTTGTTCCATATGTTACAATATTTATTAATCCACCACCCATATGTTCGTAATTATAATATATATTTTGATAAAAAATACTAAATAAAAACTCGACAAATTATCACTTAATATTTATTATTACAGTGTGCATTTTATAGCAAATCACATTTATAGATAGCAATGTTTATCATATATAGTTATACTTTTTTGATTATTATAATTTATTCAAAAAATGAGCAAATGATAATGTGGTAAGATTTTTAATTATTTTGTATTGTTTAATTATTAATGAGCAAACTAGATAATTGTATTAAAATAACAAATGAAAATGAAGATTATGCTGTGGGTAATTTGAAATATAATGGTCATCAAATTCCAGTGGTTATGGATTTAAATGTTTATAAAATAATACAACAAATGGGAAAAAAATGGCATGTGAATGATAATGGTGCAGTTGTGACAAATCATAAAATTTTTGAAAATGGTCAGGGCATTACGAGGGAAATTTATTTACATGATGTTGTGATGAAATTGTCGAATGAAAACAAATACGAAAACATATTACACATAAATAAAATAGGAGTGGACGTTAGAAAATCTAATTTGATGTATGACACATGCAATAAAGAGATATTGAAAAATATTAAAAAAAAATCCAGAACAATAACATTGAGAAAAGATTGTGGAATTGATCCAGCCGATTTACCATCATTTGTTTGGTATTTAAAAGATAACGATTCGCACGGCGAACGATTTATTATTGATATTGGTGATATACAATGGAAATCAACAAGTTCTAAAAAAGTTTCGCTGAGATATAAACTAGAGGAAACAAAAAATATTTGAGATATTTAAAAAATCATAGAAGTGATTTATTTGACGACCACTCGATGAATGGTGATTTAAATAATAGTGGTGACAATTTGATTAAATCTTTTGTCGAAATTTCTAAAATGGCTGGATTTAAAAATATTGAATATATACGTAACGGTACAAATACAAATAAATATATTGCAGAAGATACAAATGGACTGACAAATGAAGAACAAATTTTATTAACAATGTTTGATCCAGAAATCGGAAAACTTGATTTTAGATAATCAGATCTAACCAGCAAATACCAATCCTGCTAACCCGTTCATTATTCTTAAAATATTGTAACATAAATTATATCCCCTAAATATGACAGGAAAATTTTGATTCACTATTGATGATAAAGCAAGTTTTATTTCTATTGTATCTACTTGGCTCATATTGCATGATCCGGATGGTTGCAACATGAACGGATACAAACTATATGAATATATATTTGTTCCTGTTGATGGCATTATTTTTGTGTACTGATATATTTGCACACTACTGAAATATGATTCATCTCTGTACGACAATCGTGGATTGCCATTTATTAAAATAGTTTGCGATTCGATCAAAGATTTACCTGTGGGCATTCCAATTGCGACACTTGATACATCTTCGTTAAATTTTTTATTTTGGTAGGAATCAGTATAATTAAAATGATCACCTGATGTGTTGATATAATTTAATTGTGTCATCCAAACCATTAATTTACATGGGTGATCGGCAATAAGTTTTGCAGTATAATTTGATCCTTGTATGTCAATGTTCGGTGTCAAATATAATTGTTCTATCAAGTAATCGTGTTTTGACTGCGAAAATTTTAACCGTTCGTCCCCATCTAAATAATAATAATCAACAATAAGAAACGCATTCACTAGTTGTAAATTACGTAATTTTGGTGGCGGATATGTAGTGGTATTATAACGCAATTCCGCAAACGTTGAATATCCAGATGTTTTTCCTATTATTGAATATTTTAAGCCTGTCGAACTGACTAAAAGATTTGTTACTGCTTGTGTATTTGTTATATCAAAAGATGTTTCTATTGGAATACTGGCTAATTTTTATCAGTGATTTTGTAATAATATAATCTTTTTGTGTTAATATCATAACTTATAAAAATACCTGCCCTTATGTCTCCGTCTATATTTTGTTCCACATATTCGAATGTTGTAAAACTCACTATATCATCTCTACACTTGATATAATGAGATGGCCCTAACATGTAACATTTTGATGCGTCCTCGAATTCCACATTTATTTTTATATCACAATACAACAAGCTAATTAATGGTAATGCCGCGCCAGAATTTTTGCAAAACCAAAATTGTAATGGTATATATAATGTATATTCATCTTTGGTGACAGTAAAATCAGTTAAATCATCAATATCCCCTACCATTTCTTTTGTTCCGCGTTTATGGTTAGATGTTATTTGTCCCGTTAATTCGGCCCATATATTCAACCATTCCCCGTATTGTTTATCTATTACTTTACCATTTATTTCTATTTCTACTGATTTTATTAGAGCAAATCCCACTCGTTTGACCCAAGCAAAT